CCCTTGGCGGGAAGATGAAGGCGGGCAAGCGCGTCGCCAAGGCGATTAAGAACCCGAACATAGGCCACAACGGCGGCCCGGCGATGGTTGACACGGCGAAGATGTACGGCAAGGCGCCGGGGTCGGATCCTCGCTACTTTGGCGCGGCGCCTGACCGAAGTGACTTCAGCCTGCTGCGCCTGGATCCGGCCCGCGGGCCTAAGCCGCGGACGGTAGATGCGTTGGAGGCCATGCGATCGAACCGCAACGGTATCCGGGACCAACTCCTGGCCGATATTAAGGCGGGCGAGAAGCTGGGAGGCAGCGACTGGTATAACACCGAAGAGTTGCGCGATTGGTTTGTGGCCGAGCTTGGCGAGAAGCGAGGCGACGCCGAGTGGCGTGACTTTATGAACCTGATGGGCGCGACGTCGACGGGTAACAAGGTCGACAGCAACATCGGAATCGCGTCGATGTACCGGAACCAGGGCGGCCCGCAACAGGCGGTCGACCTAGCTAAGAGGCACCTGGGCCGGGACAAAGCCGCCGGGGAAGTTGTTCTGCCGGAGGGCTACGGCCATAAAATGCAGGACAACCACGCCAAAAATGTTATCGCCAATTATGAAGGCGAATGGGCTCCGACGCCGCAAGGAAAGGTGGCCGCGAAGGATAACACGGCGACCCGGAACCCGAAGCCCCGAGGCTTTGCCAATAGCCTGCTTGGCAACATGAAAAATATCGCCGCCGACCTGCACTTTACGCGGTACATGGCGATGGCATCCGGCCGTACCGACTGGCTGGACAATGGCGTCGAGTTGAGCGGAAAATTGGCCGACAAGATGACGTCGAAATACGGCGACAAAATTAAGCCGTACACGAAGATGAGCGGCGACGGAAAGTATCCGAAATTTAACGCCCGCAAGGCCGTTGAAGACGGCGTCGTCGACATGAAGGACTTGGCCGACGAGCCGACCGTTTTTGTCGGTAAGCCCGACGACAACGAGTATAAGGCCTTCGAAGATTACATCTACGAGCTCGGCGATGAGTTGGGCATGACGGGGCCGCAAGTGCAGGCCAATCTGTGGATGGGCGCCGCGAAGCGTACGGGCGTGGATGATACGTCGCAGGGTACGTTCATGCAGTTGATCCGGAACCGCGCCGACAAGCGTGCGAAGGCGACAGGCAAGACGCGTGAGCAGGTTCTTCGGGAGTTTGTTCGCGACCGTGGCCTACTTCAAATGATGATGACGACGGGGGCGGCCGGCGCGGGTGCCGGCGCTATGTCGTCCGGCGAGTAACCCTGGCGAGGCGGATGCCCTTCATAAAGTGACGGGGGCCTAGGCCTCCAAACGCTCGCTAACCCGTCACTGCCGCGGGCGCTAACCAGGTCCGAGGAATATAGCAAAATATGGCTAAGAAAGCCAGCAAAAAAGTCGAACTGACGGACCACGAAAAGGGTCTGCTTATCTTGAAGAGCAACCCCGCCGTGTTCGTGCGTGAGGTGCTTGGAGCGGAGCCGGAGCCTTGGCAGGCGGAGGCGCTGCAGGCCATCGTCGACAACGATAAAATTGCGGTGAAGTCAGGACACGGAGTTGGCAAGTCATGCTTTCAAAGTTGGATGGTGCTTTGGTTTCTGTCGACGCACTACCCGGCAAAGATTGTCCTGACGGCGAACACGTCGGCGCAGTTGAACGACGTCCTGATGTCCGAGATCAACAAGTGGCACCGCAAAATGAAGCCCGAATTCCGGGATCAGATCGAGGTGAAGAGCGACAGGGTCGAATTGAAGTCGGCGCCGACGGAAAGCTTTGCTGCGTGCCGTACCTCGCGGCGTGAGAACCCGGAAGCCCTGCAAGGTTTCCACAGTGAAAACATGCTCTTCCTCATTGACGAGGCTTCGGGCATTGACGACGTGGTCTTTGAGGTCGCCGCTGGCGCGCTTTCGACGAAGGGGGCGAAGCAAGTTCTGACGGGGAACCCGACCCGGACGAGTGGTTATTTTTACGACGCATTCAACAAGATGCGAGATAGTTGGTTCTGTATGACGGTCTCCTGCGCGGATAGCTCCCGCGTCGACGAGCAGTTCATAGAGGACATGAAAAAGCAATACGGCGAGGATTCGTCGATCTTCGGCGTCCGTGTTTTGGGCGAGTTCCCGAAGCAGGACGACGACGTGCTGATACCCTTGCACTTGGTGGAGAGTGCCGTCGACCGAGACGTCGAGCCGACGGGGCAGGTCGTTTGGGGTTTGGACGTGGCGCGCTTCGGCGGCGACCGTTCATGCCTCATCAAGCGGCAGGGCAATGTCGTCGACGACGACATCAAGGTCTGGCAAGGAAAGGACTTGATGCAGTTGTGCGGCTTGGTGCATGCGGAGTATCGCCTCGCGCCGGCGGAGCGGCGGCCGGTTGAGATTATGGTCGACGTGATCGGCCTAGGCGCCGGCGTTGTCGACCGCCTCTGCGAAATGGGCCTACCCGCCAGGGGCGTTAACGTCAGTGAGGCGTCGACGGTCAAAGATAAATACATGAACCGTCGCGCCGAGCTTTGGTTCGAATTGCGCGAGTGGTTTTTGAAACGTGACTGCCGGATCCCGGACGAGCCGACCCTGATCACAGAGCTTACGTCTCCCCGCTATCAGTTCACTTCCGTGGGCAAGCTCAAGATGGAGACGAAAGAGGAAATGAAGAAGCGCGGCTTGCGTTCTCCCGACGTAGCGGACGCGCTGATGCTCACAATGGAGAGCCCCGCCGTGGCGTCGTTCACGATCGGGTCACCGAACGCGTGGCGTGGCGACATAAACTATCCCGACTTAGGACTGGTGTAGAATGTTTACTGAAGACCAAGAGGAAAAGATCCACAACGCAGCTAAGGCGGCGTTGATTGGCGCCGTTGGCTTCCTCGAGGATAACATAAACGACGACCGTGCAAAGGCGCTTAAATACTTTAAACAGCGCGAGCTTGGCACGGAGGTCCGGGGGCGGTCTCAGGTCGTCACGTCGGAAGTGTCGGACACTGTTCTGTCTATCATGCCCTCCCTCATGCGCGTGTTCACGAGTGCGGGCAACTTTGTCCGATACGAGGCGCGTACGGCGAACGGCGAGGCGGACGCGAAGATGGCCACGGCGTACATCAACGAGGACGTCTTCGGCCGGCAGAACGATATGTTCACGATCGCCTATAATTGGTTCTTCGACGCGTTGGTGCAGAAGAACGGCATCGTTACGTGGTACGTGTATGAACGCGAGTATGAGTACACGGAAGCTTTCGAAGGTCTGAACGACGTCGAGTTGGCTCAGATGGTGATGGAGGATGAGGAGAGCATCAAGGCCGTCGAAGAGCGCGAGGATGGCCTGTTTGACGTTGAACTGACGCGGACAAAACTGGAGCGGAAGTTCTGCGTCGAGAACGTGCCCCCGGATGAATTTTTGATTGCGCCCCGCGCCCGATCGATCGAGGAGGCGCCCTTTGTCGGCTGGCGTACGCGCCGGACGGTGGCAGATCTGGTCGAGGAAGGTTTCGACCCGGAACTGATTAAAGACCTGGCCGAGGCGAACACGTCCGAGAGCCACGAGGAGCAGGAGCGCTTCGAGGAGCAGTTGGACATCAATACGACGTCCGTCGACGACGCCGGCCAAAGAGAAGTCTGGGTGTGCCAGGCGTATATGGATCTGGACGTGGACGGCAACGACAAGGCTCGCCTGGTAAAGGTGACGCTGGGTGGGGAAGACGGCTCGACCCTCCTCGACATCGAGGAAGCTTACGAGAAACCTTTCGCGTCGATCTGCCCGATCCCCATTCCACACGTTTTCCATGGCATGTCCATGGCGGATCTCACGATCCCCTTGCAGGATATTTCTACGGCAGTGTTTCGGGGCGTACTTGACAGCGTTTACCTGGCCAACAACCCACGCATGCTCGCCCTGGAGGGTAAGGTAAACCTCGACGACTTGTTGAACCCCCGCGCCGGCGGCGTGGTCAGGGCGAAGCAGTTGGACGCGGTGCGTGAGCTAAATACGACGTTCGTCGGCGGCCAAGCGTTGGCACTATTCGACCTGATCAACGACATGAAGGAGAACCGCACGGGCGTCTCCCGTCGCACCAATGGCCTGTCCGCGGAGGCTTTGCAGAACACAACCGCGACGGCGGCCGCGCAGATGCAGCAAGGCGCCGCGCAGCGCTTGGACATGATCGCTCGCCTATTTGCAAACGGCGTGCGGGATTTGTGCCGCGGCGTCTTACGCATGGTCATCCGCTATCAAGGCGAGCCGCGTAACGTGAAGATCGGCGGAAAGTGGGTCGACGTTGATCCGTCGGGCTGGGACGAGGAAATGGACGTACGCGTGTCCGTTGGCCTTGGCTTTGGCAACGACGAGGAGCGTATGCAGCACCTCCTGATGATCTTGGCGAAGCAGGAGGCGTACGTCATGAACGGCTCATCCCTGGCGAGCGAGCAGCATATCTATAACACGCTCGAAGACATTATCGAGCTCTCGAAGGCGAACGGCGTCGACAGTTATTTCATGAACCCAAGCATGGCCGCGCCAAAGCAACCCCAGCCGGACCCCTTGATGCAGGCGGAGATGGTCAAGGCGCAGGCGAAGCAGGCCGAGATGCAGATGGACGCGCAGATCGATCAACAGAAGATGATGATGGAGCGCGAGCAGTTCGAGCAAGAGATGAACATGAAGCGCGAGCAGTTCGACGCGGAGTTGGCGGCGAAGCAGCAACAGTTCTTCCAGGAGCTCGACTTGAAGAAGCAACAGATCGCCGCCGAGCTCGCGGTGAAGCAAGACTTATCCGAAGTCGAAATGGGAGGCCGTGGTGGATAACTGGTACGGCATGCCTTACGGCGTCCTCGACGAGACGCCGACCCCGACGCCTGGATACGGCTTCTCCGCGCCAAGCGTTGGCGACTATTTGTCTATGTTCCAGAGCCGGAACCGCGCCTGGCGTGAAAGCATGAAGCCGGCCTATAATACGCCATACCTTCCCACGGTGCAGGTGGACGAGGCGGTCGCTGACGCGATCCTGAACCCGAACGGGTCTCGTAACCTGCTCAGTGCGTGGGAGCGCCAACCGAACGGAGGCGGCGATGGCCCTACTGGAACTGATAGTGAACCTTCTTCGCCTTCTGTAGACGGGCCGGCGAGCCCGGACAGCATCGCGAACACGGTCGACAACATGACGACGGCCGCCACAGGCTTGGGCATAGTCGGCGGCATTCCTGGCCTGGGTCTTGCCACGACGATCGGCGCGAACGTCGTTGGCGCAAATGCTATGGATAAGGCGTTTGGGAAAGCGTATGGCCTGCCCGCCAATTTCGACGCCCTTTCAGCGATCGGACATGATATGTCGTTCGGCGCCTTTGGTCATGATCTGGGGACGCAGAACGCTGCACAAACGCCGGGCATCGCCGACAGTGCTTTTGGTACGGGCGACGATCACAGTGATAGCCCCGGCGGGGTTGACCCAACGGCGGGAGTGGATCCAGCCGCGGCGGCGGCGGGCGTTGCAGACGCCGCCTTCGGCGATCCGGCGGGGGGTGATGACAGCGGCGACAAGATCGTCTGCACGGCAATGAACGCGGCATACGGTTTTGGCTCTTTCCGTCAAGCTATCTGGCTCGCGCACAGTCGCAAACTCCCGCCAGAATACCAGCGTGGCTATCACGTTATTTTCCAACCCCTAGTCGATTACGGTTACGCAAAAGATGGACTACTTCGCTCGGCAGTACGTCGCGCCCTTGAACATATCGCCCGTCGTCGAACGGCGGACATTTGGAAGCAGAAACGCGGAAAGCGCGACTTGGTCGGCGCCGCGTGGCGGATCGTTTTGGAGCCGCTTTGCTACCTTGTTGGAAAGGTAAAATGAGCGACAATTTCGATAAAGACCTCGAACGCGCCGAGCAGGCGCGTTTTTTATTGAGCCATCCCATGCTCGAGGAGGCGTTCACAGTTCTTGAAGAGACGTACACGGACGCCTGGAAAAACAGCCGCCACGACCAGGCGGCTGAGCGAGAAAAGATTTACACAGCCCTGAACATCATAGCCGCCGTACGTGGTCACCTCGACGCCGTCGTTGCGGGCGGGTCTATGGCTGAAATCGAGATGAAGGAGATCACTGGGAAGGATAAGCGCTTCCCGTTTTTTAACTGATAGGAGAATTTGTCATGGATGACCGCAACAACCCGGAAGGGACTGCTGAGTTATCAGTTGACGATGCTGTTTCGCTGCTTACCGCGAACTCCTCTGACGAGGAACAATCGCCTTTGCAGGCCGAAACCGAGACGTCTGAACCTGAGACTGAGGAAGCCGAAGACGAAGCGAAAGCTGATCCGGAGGGCGACGAAGACGACGGAGAGGACGAAGCGGAAGAGGTCGACGACGACGCATCTTCCGAAGCCGACGACGCCTTCGAATTGGATCTGGACGCCGTTATTGAGATCGACGGTGAGCAGACAACGCTGAAGGAGTTGCGCGAAGGCGCAATGCGTCAGTCGGATTTCACGCGATCGAAGCAACAGTTGGCCGAAGAGCGCAAGGCGTTCGAGGCTGAGCGTGCGGCGATCGAAGAAGAGCGAGCGCGTTACGCGCAATCGCTTGCTGAGATGGAGCAGCGCCTCCAAGCGGAAGCTGAACAGGAGCCCGACTGGGACAAACTGTTTGAAGAGGATCCGCTGGAATATGTCCGCCTGAACAAAGTCTGGCAGGACAAAAAAGAAGCCCGCCAGCGTTTGGCGCAGGAGCGTGAAGCTTTGCGGCAACGTGACGCGGTCGAGGCGCAGCGTCGGCAAGCCCAAGCCATGGAAGAGGGGCGAGCGCAACTCTTGGAGAGAATCCCGGAGTGGCAAAACCCCGAAGTCGCGGCGAAGGAGAGCCGAGAATTGACGGAGTTCTTGCTGGAGCGTGGGTATTCACCCGACCAGATCCAGCGCGTGTCTCCGACGGACATTCTTTTTGCTCGTGAGGCGATGATGGCGATCAAGACAACCAAGTCGACTGAAACGGCGAAAAAGAAAGTTCAGAACAAACCCAAGGTCATTAAGGCCAAGGGCTCCAAACCGGCGAGCGAGGGCAAGAAAGCCCGCGTGCGTAAGCAAATGGCAAAACTCGAGCGGACAGGAAGCATAGAGGATGCGCTGCCGCTCATGTTCCAATAGGAGAGTGAACTATGGCCCAACCGGCTAACACTTTCGATAGCTACGATGCTATCGGGATTCGAGAAGACCTCTCGAATGTAATCTCGCGGATCGACCCGACGGACGTTCCGTTCCAAAGCAACGTCGGCAAAGTGAGTGTCTCGAACACCTACTTCGAATGGCAAACCCAAGCGCTTGCCAACGCGAACGCCGACAACGCCCACATCGACGGCGATGACACGTCGAACGAAAACCCGACTGCCACCGTCCGCGTTGGCGGCCGGACGCAGATCTTTAAGCGTTCGTTCGGCATCTCCGGCACCACCGAGGCCGTTGACCGCGCCGGCCGCGCCAAAGAGGCGGCCTACCAGGCGCTGCTCAAAGGTCTCGAGCTTCGTCGCGACATCGAAGCCCGCGTGACGCAAAACAAAGCGTCCGTGACGGGTGACGCGACGACGGCTCGTCAAACCGGCGGCATCCAGGCGTGGCTCGAGAGCAATACCTCCCGCGGCACCTCCGGCGCCGACGGCGGTTTCTCGAGCGGCAACGTCTCGGCGGCCACCGCCGGCACGCCGCGGACCTACACTGAGGCCCTCCTCAAGACGGTCCACCAGTCGTGCTACACGAACGGCGGCAAGCCGACCATGCTCCTGATGTCGCCCGGTCAAAAGGCGACCTTCTCGGGCTTCGACGGCCTGGCGGCCACCCGTGTCAACGACCCGAACGGTCAGACGAAAATCATCGGCGGCGCCGATATGTACGTCGGCGACTTCGGCACGTTGACCGCGGTGATCGACCTCTTCATGGACACGTCTTCGGCGCTCCTGGTCGACCCGACCAAGGCGAAGATGGCGACGCTTCGTCCGATGAAGCAGGAAAAACTCGCTAAGACAGGTGACAGCGAGAAGTACCAGGTCATCGGTGAGATGGGTCTGCAGGTGGACAACGAAGCCGCCCACGGCGTGGTTGCCGACCTGAGCTAAGGCTCACTTAAAACCTGACGGCCAATGAGGGCCGGCTCTTCGGAGCCGGCCCTTTTCTTTTGGAGATTTTCAATGGTGAAGACGTTGCGATCGATGACAACCAAGGCGGACGAAAAAGAGGAGCCCAAAGCTGCAGGCGTGAAGTGCCGCATTCTTCGGCCCAAGTCTTGGGAAGTTGACGGAAAGGTTTGCCAGGTTGGCGATGAAGTCATGCTCTCGGAGTGTGACGCGAAACTTCTCAGCAATCTGAAAATCGCCGAGCCTGTCTAATGTCCGACAGGCGACTGCTCAGTAGGTCACGGGGCGTAGAGGTCAACTTTATTCCCCAGCCCGACGGCACGTTTCTTATTGAGCACCGGGAAGACGTCGAGCCTCACCTCGAGTATTCGAAAAACAAGATGTCGACGGACGACGTTCACGTCCGTCGCAAGCAAGACCAGTGGCACGTCGCGCATATCCCGATCCTGGTTCAATACCAGTGGCTCCGGGAATATGGCGTCGACATCTTTAACCCCGACCATGAGCCGGCGGTTAAGCGCCTCCTTAACTCCAACGAGTGGCGATACCTCAAAACCGCGGAGGTCATCCTGTAATGGGTTTAGCTAATTTCTCCGAGTTGAAAGCGAGCATCGCCGACTGGCTCGTCGACGACAATTTGACGAGTGTCATCCCCGACTTCATCACGTTGTGCGAGACGCGCCTTAACCGCGACCTCCGCATCCGTGAGATGGAAAGCCAGACGACGATCAACCTGGTCGGCGGCACCGAGACGGTGGCCGTACCTTCAGGCTTTCTCGAGGCGAGGACGATGGTTTTGAACAGCACGCCCAGGCGCGTGCTCGACCTCAAGACGCCGGTTCAGTTTTATCAAGACCACGCGACGCAGACCAGCGGCACGCCGGAGGCGTATTCGATAATTGGGTCGAACTTCCATTTCGGCCCGACCCCCTCTTCGAGCTTGACCGCGACGTTGACCTACTACGGCAAGCTGACCGCCCTGTCGGATGAGAACACGACGAACTCGATCCTGACCGCGGCGCCCGACGTCTATTTGTATGGGAGCCTTTTGGAAGCGTCTCCATACCTTGGCGAGGATGATCGCATCTCGATCTGGGTGCAGTTGTACGACCGTGGCGTCGCCCAGCTTCGCGAAGTGGACGAGCGCACGGCGTGGTCTTCCGGCCCGCTGGTGCAGCGCGTTGAGGTGTTCACGCCGTGACGATCAAACCCGTCGAGTTTGGCGAGTGGCTGCCGGACCAGCCCCCGATCGGCAATCCCGGCCTGACGATCGCCCAGAACTGCATCCCATGGGGCCGGGGGTACAAAGAACTCGGCAGCTTGGCCGCCTACAGTAATGCCCTCACGGCGCGTTGCCAGGGGGCCACGTCGGCGATCGACGACGACAACGTGGTGGCGGATTTCGCGGGCGACGCGACGAAGCTCTATAAATTGTCGGACGTGACGTGGAACGACGTCAGCGGCACAACCTACGCGACGAACGAGGACGAGAACTGGCGCTTTATCCAATACGGGCAGCGCGTCATTGCGACGAACTTCACTGACAATATGCAGTCCTTTAGCCTTGGCGTAAGTTCGACGTTCGCGGATCTCGCCGCGGGCGCGCCCCGCGCGAGGTACATCACGACGGCGAGAAACTTCGTTTTCGTTGGTAACACGTACGACACTACCGACGGGAACAAGCCCGCGAAGGTTATTTGGTCTGCGTTGGGGGACGCGACCGACTGGACGGCGTCGGTGACGACGCAATCCGACTTTCAATACATGAACGAAGAGTTCGGCCCGGTGACGGGCGTCGTCGGCGGCGAATTTTTGGTGGTCTTCCAAGACCGCGCAATCACGCGGGCGGACTATGTCGGCCCGCCGACCATCTGGAACTTC